GAGTTCCTATCTCAGTGGTAACTGGAGGAAAGACAGGAAGTGCTATTGGTGGATCAGATGACATCCACCTTGGCACTTCTGGAATATTCACATCACGGATTCTTAAATTATTAAGACGAATATCAGGAATGGGCATCAGAAACCAGGAATACCTCCGCCTACGCTGCCGCCTACACTACCTACACCTGGGACTGCACCACCAGTTATTTCTGGCATCTTTGGCATGGCGGATTCAATTAAACCAGGAAGTGCTCCTGTGATTGCCTCTGTTGCTGCTGTTGCTGCTCTTTCTCTTGCTTGTTCAATCAGAGAGTCTTTATTAACATAGAGATACCCAGCACCGCCAACAATGGCAGCAGATACAAGAAAAGACGAAACAGCAAGTACATTGATTACTTTTTGCATGATTTTATCCTATTCATCATACTATCTAGTCTTTCCATCCACCAGACTTTAACCAGTTATCAAAGTATGGATTTTTCCAGGCATCGCTAATATCATAAGAGGGCATTACTACCTCATTAATATATCTGCGATTTTCTTTTGCGATGTTAAGGCTCTGTGTCTCCAAGTTTTTCACTCTACCATCTACTTGGGATGCCCACCATACGGCACCGGCACCCTGAACAAGTAGAAAAGATACAATAGCAAATGGGATCTTAAGGTCTTTCATTTTTCTTCAAAGTATTTGTTAATAACTTCTAGTCGTTCTTCTTCCTTTGCAATCAAATCAATTTGATCTTGAATTGCACCAAGAACATCTGGATGTTCACCAATGCCAACAGGACTCTTGAGATAGATCTCAATATTCATCTTTGCTTTTTTAATGTTCCCAATGGCAAGTGCCTTGAGAGCTTCTAACATTTCTCTTCTCATTTTAGTTTCTGAACACAAATAACTTTATTAGAATCCACCATTGTACAACCAAAAATGTTTCTAGACATTGTTGATCTAAGTGTGACAATTGTAATTGTCGCAAGCATTAATGTCTGTGCGACAATTAAATATGGAACAATCGACTTTAGTGGTGTTTTCATTATAACAGAGTTCCTTTAGATCTGCGAATTTCACGCAGTTCTTCAAAGTTCTTTTGCTTGGTTCCTCCGTCATACTCCCAAGCGTAACCTTCTTCAATCATAATTTCATTCAGTGATGTTTCTGCATCTCCAATATATAACCAACCAAGAAGGCGACCGTACTTACCCATGCCACCAACCAGTTCAGTTCGAATGATGAGATCATCGTCGCCATCGATAGCACCTTCCAGTTGTTTTTTCATCCAGTTGGTAGCGTCAATGCCTAACGCTTTCTCTTCGAGGTCCCTTGTCCTTTTCTCAGGTGTGTCCACACCAGCAATTCGTACTCGTTCTTTTTTATAAAGATCGAATCCGAGGTCAATAGTGACATCAATAGTATCTCCATCAACCACCCTGTTGATCTCGATCACTCGGAAGTTGTAGCAACTCTTCCGACTTGGAGGTGTCATCGCTCCCATGAGATTCTCTTTCGTCAATGCCTAGTATATAGACAATAACGTAGAGAACACCAGCAAGGAGTATTATCAAAGAAATAATAATACTCCAAGTGACATCATTTACATCCTCAAGTGGTCTTAGTATGAGGTTCATATTGTTTTACTAAATCACTTACATCTGGTGGGAATGGTTCCCGATCTTTCTCCCTCACAGTTAAATGATCAGGATCAAGAATCCTCATTGCTTCTGCAAGTTCTTGGAAGTGTTGAATCTCATCATTCATGATTCTCCAAATATCCTTATCATTATAATCTTCATATGCAAGATACTTTGCATATGTTTCAGCAGCGTGCATTTCTATTTCGTAGGAGAGATGGTAAGCAGAGCGAGGAGATAACCAATAATAAACCACGTTGATCCAATAATAGACAAGTACGAGGTGTCTGGCAAGAAAGCGATCAATCCAATAAGCATTACCGCCCCTAGATTCCATGTACTCCAAATGTTCTGTTTCATTTACTGATTGCTCGAAGTGTTCTTTCATCAAATAAATGTGCCACTGACCACGCAAACCTAAAGATTCACGTAAATGTAACACACTTAAAAATGCGAAATAAGGTGCCCGAGCGATTTCCTCAAGCACCCAAAAACGTTGGAAGTGTCTACCTCTATAGAGATAGTCGATGATTGCAACAGTGAAGTTTAAAACGACAGTGTTGATTTTTTCCATGGCAATTATTAGTATAGTGCTTCTTCTTGCTCCTTCAAGATAACTGCATCAGAAGTAGGATAAGCAACGCACATAAGTACGAAACCCTCTTCAATCTGGTCGTCATCAAGGAAAGATTGATCTTCTTGATTAACTGTCCCACTCACAATCTTACCAGCACATGAAGAACATGCACCAGCTCGACAAGAATATGGATGGTCAACTCCCGCTTCATCAGCGGCATCTAAAATATATGCATCTTCTGCACATTCAAAAGATTCTTCTACGCCTTCTGCGTCTTTGAAAGTGATAGTGTAACTCATTTCTTTAATCATTCAACGTGTACTGTACCGATCATACCAGCGCCTTTGTGAGGAGCACACCAGTAAGTGTAATCACCTGGATCGTTAAAGGTGATATCAAACTCTTCACCAGGAAGCATAGCGAGTGATTCGTGAGCAAGATCAGGACGATCTTCTACGATCACATTGTGTGGAGGAAGCATATTGTTCACAAAGTGAACTGTGTCTCCTGCTGATATTGTAACATCTGCCGGATCAAAAACCAAGTTTCCATTTGATCCCATCTGAACATCAACTGCCCATGCGGGAGTTGCTAAAAATAGTGTTGCTAAAAGTGCAAAAAAGAACTTCATATGCGTTCTTGCGACTACACTATCTATCTTAGATCTAATTGCTTATACCTGGGATTTGTTTTGACTTCCTCACTTATCATTTCACCAAATTCCGTCACACATTGACTCCATTCTGCCCTTGCATCTGGAGCACCTATTGCTTTTTTCGCCACAAAGTGTGCCACTCCCTCCAAAGTTTTGCACATTCATCTGACTTCTTTTGAAGATGTGGTTCCTTATACATTAGGAACCTCTAGTGGGTTGTGTGCCCTTGACTACATTACTATTTACCATTAAAAAAGACCCCGAAGGGTCTCTTATCATACTCTAGGTTGGTTTGACTCTTCCTTTTTACCAATTGGTGGTGCTTTCTTTGGAGCACTGCCGTTTTTAGCAGGACTCAATCCGAAAGCAGCCAGGGAGCCAGAAAACACAGATGCGATAAAGGTAGGGTCAAAATCAAGAATTTTTTGACCGTTTGGAAGTCTTACGTATGAAAACGTCAGAAGAGATGCGGACCATATAAGGACGACAACTTTCACCAGATTACCAAGCACTTCACTTTTATCTTCATCTTGGTCCTTCTCTTCTACTTTGGATTTTGTATCATCCATTAGTAGAAATCAAGGCATCTTTATTTAGGAAGATGTCCATTCTCTACTAACCACTCACGAGTCAATGGTGTAGGTTCGTAGTCAGTCCACATGGTGCCACGAGCACAAGATTCCAATGCTGCCTGTGTCATACCTTCAGTGTGACCTGCCCAGTATGCTTCTTTCTCCCAAGGAATAGCATGTGGTTGAGACGCATAAGCACTCTTTGCGATTGCTTGATACATTCCAGGAACATCTTCTTCATTCATGATAATAGCAATGAAGTTGTTCTCAATTGTCCCTGCCATACAGTCTTGAGCAGCGTGCCACCCTTCATGACGCATCACTGACATCATAGTGCCAGGACGACGCATATGAACGACATTCAAAAAGAAGTTGTTACCTACAGTGTGATAGACACCACGATGACCAACTGGGAAGTATCGCATGTCTGCTAGAA